CCTCATCGCTGATCGTGGGGCGAGCAATATTTTGCAAATTGAGCCCACCACGGCTCGCCCAGCGGCCAGTACTAGCGCCATGATATACCAGTGTATTCCTAATCCGTCCTTCATCTTGAATTTCTCCCATTTTTGAATATTTTGCAACGCTAGTTTGGCTTCCTTCTTGGCGCAACTCTAACGCGCGGCGAAGGGGTTTAAATAGGTGCTCCAGTTTAAGTGTTTTCTCTACTGTCTCGGCAGTTAAATCTGGCAACGGCTCGGTCATCATATTGTTAACCCAGCCCAGCAATTTAGCCCTCTCAGACGGCTTAAAACCGGTCAAGGCGACGCATTCGTTGTCAATTAAGGCCTGAGCATCAACCACGGCCTTACACGCGTTCTGGAGCTCGTTAGGATCAACCGGTACGCCTTTTAAATTAATTTTCTGAGTCAGTAGCCAAACTTCCTGTTCAGAGGCTGTAAGGGGCCTTAAATTGGCTACAATCGACATCTCGGCACGTACATCTCCCTTGCAATATTCAAACAACTCACGCATCAATTCTGGGTCTTCATTAAAGACGCCCTTGTGTGGATTACAGAGCTTTTGAATCAAATAGCGCCCTCTTGTGTCTTTCTTATGTGCACTATCCATAAAGATCGCCGCATCGCCAAGAGACTGGGGTACATTATTTGCCGCGGCGATAGCCATGGAGTCAACGCACTGCTCTAGCTTTAATGGTGGCCAGCCGTACTTAGGCACACAGACGCAATTCCAAATGGCGTACTCGAACATGGCGTTCCATGCTTGGATTTTGCCGCCATTCTCAACGTGATCAAGTAGCTTAAACAAGTTCTTGTCTTTGATTAGATGAGGTTGGCTTTCTGAGCAAACTTCTACATTGTCAAGTTGGGTGCCGAACGCAATACACAACACTTCTGTTGTAGGGTCGTTGGCGTAGATGTCTAGCCCTTGATCGGCTAGGTCGATGGCGCTACGTGTTTCAAAGTCGCAGCTAAAAATTACTTCTTTCATAATGCCTCCTATGGGCGCTAGACGCATCTAGCTTTGATGTTTAATTAGATATTGTATCGCAGATTTTAAATTTTGTATAGAGTCTTTAAAATGTCCTATAACCAAATATGCTGCTGCAAAAAATAGATTTTTTACTGAATCCCTAAAATGACCTAAACCAACGTTACAAGCATTACATAGTACTCCACGTATTTTACCTGTCTTGTGGCAATGGTCAACAGAGGTCAATTTTACAGTTTTTAAATCTATTTTGCAAACTGCGCAACATCCGTTTTGTTTTTTAACTATTGCAATTTTATCAGCTAAAGTAACTCCTAAAGTTTGTTTTAATTTAGAATTTTTTACTGAATCTGGGTTTTTGGTTCTGTAAGTTTTTGCTTTTTTATTGTGGCAGTCTTTACAGTGTTTTCTAAACCCCGTTTTGTATTTAACAAAGCCCGTTGCGGGCTTTGTTAATTTACACACACTACAAGTTAACGAATCGGACATGCACCACCTGCGCATTCAGAATCTGTGTCCATTTCTAAGAATTGTTTAATCTCAGTAATGAGCTCGGTGTTTTTAGTTAAATCCTCGTAACGATCTTTAGTAATTTCCTCAATTGGAGCTTGATGAAATCCATGCTCCGAATGTAACAAGAAACTTAAAGACTTATGGCCGTTCTTGTAGTTCTTTTTCAGATACTCCCGAATCTCAGGTAATTCCTCTTTGCGATAGTATACTGTACAAGATACAGAGTTATCAGACCACTCTTCTTGCATACGCTTGACCTCTTTCAATTGGTCGATTGCAGTCATGTTTTCTGCCAGTTTGGTTCCTTCGGGGTACGCAAATGGAAACTCAACCACCATAGTGCTGTGGTCATCTGTACCATCAAAATTACGTTGTGGCTCTACATGGTACCCATGCTGTTTGCATGTTTCGATCAGTGGGTGGCCTGCGGCAATTCGGACACGCCTAATCATGTACTGCGCGTAAGCTGGATGAATACCAGATGTAACACCTGGAAGCAAAGACAATGAACCGCTTGGCTTTACCGTGGTCAATTTAATTGACTTATTAAAACCATGCTTTTCACTATACTGTTCATCAAAAATACGAAGCTCTTTATAAGCGTCAGCCAACCAGCTACGTTGTTCTTCTGTTGCTTGTAGTACGCCAGTGACACCAATACCCATGCGCATGTTTTTATGTACAATAGCTTCGGTTTCTTTTTGATGGCAAGGGATAGCCAAAGAGTGCTTATTAATACGATACAACAACTGCGCAATATCAATAAATTCTTCTTTAGATTTTACGTTTGATAAAAAGATTTCAGCTAGGCAGCAAGTCTCATAGGATTCAAGGCTTTGCTCAGCGCAAGGGTTATATACCTGTACATTCGGATCGGGGTATTGTGTTTCACCGAGGCGCCCAACTTTACGAGATAACCGCAGGTTAATCAAACCATAGGGCTCGCCTTTGCCCTCATAGCCATCCCAAAAGTATTCATGTAAGTCAGAGATATCATTACAGATTACACTGTTATTTGACATTGCACGCCAAGATGGGATATTGCCCATGTCCCAACGTTTAGCTAACAAAAACTCCACATCATCTGCGTCACCGATGGCAATCTGTGCAGAGCGACGCACATTACCAGCGACAACAACCGAACCAATAATATTCATAATATCTAACGCATCAATTGGTCTTAGTTGTTTACCCAAACGCTTAGAAATAATTGTACTTATTTGCTCAATTCCACGAACTAAATCTTCTGGGCCACTAGCGACACCACCAAAGCCTTTGATCAGTGCACCTTTAGATCGAACCAATTGTGTGCTGTATGAAAACGTGGGATTTCCCTCTGCCAAAAATGCAGCCTTAAGAGTTTTACCCAACAGTTTAACCCAACCTTCGCGTGTGTCTGGCACAATGTAGTCTGCATCCGCGGTGAATACTCGAGTTGGTGCCGCAAAGTTTACGTTAACCGGTGGAAGTTTATCGACATTTTTACGTTGAATGTTATAACCAACACCAGAGCCAAGCATAAGCATATCAAATGCCCAAGTAAATGGTTTAACTGGATTATCTACAACAACTGCAGCGCAGTTTTGGAGCGAAGCCAACCCTAATTTATCTACGGTTTCAGTTCCAAGTTGCCACAAAAAACGACCAGCTATTGTCCCTTTTAATTCCAATAAATATTTACGAAGTCTTTTTTCTTCATCTTTGGTAAATCCACAATTAAGTTGATTTTCACATGCCTGCACAACGCGATCAACTGTTTGTTCAAACTCTTCTGTTGGGCTATTTGCATCAGCTTCGTTTAATCTACGCGCGTATGTTCTTTTGTAAACTAAATAACCGATTGTCGACCATGGGGTTTTTGTCATTGTTTTTCTTTTATTGTTATATGGTTATTAAAGGGCAAAAAAGCCCGACGCAGTTTCTACGCCGGGCCGCCCACTACATGGGTACTACTATACTACTTATACTGCGAAGTCGGTGGCAGCAGAAGAACCACCACCTAACTTATCTGCATCTTCTAATTTCTGAAGATTGTTTAAACCACATGCAATACCTTTAGAACCAGCTGCATTGTATGGATAAAATGTTACTGAAGCACGGCCATAGCAACCGCTGTAGAACTCGCTTTGGTCAAACAATTCTTCACGATTTACATCTACAACTTGTGGCTTTTGCGCACTGTTAGCGTTAATAAAATAATGACCAGCGTAAGCGTCATCATCACGCTCTTCGTCGCCATCACGTAAACCACCTTTTAAACCTTTTGGTACTGAGCCACCAAAGAAAGCCGCGTTACTAGTTTTGCAATCTTCAAATGCTTTTTTGAGTTTTGCTACACCTTCAGTATCAGACTTAGGAATAAGAATGGACACTGAATACTTTGGTTCGCCGCCGTTCATGCCAGCTTTAGGCTGGAACACATTAGCGTATGAGAAACGAACTTTACCAGTTACGATTTTAACTTTATTGGATTGCATTTTAATTCCTTATTTACTTTAGAACTGGACTTAAATCGGGGCCAATTCGTCTACCCGTACTATCTATTATACACACTTTTACGAATCGTGCAACAATCCGTGAACTTCTAATGCTCTGTGTACTGCTAAAGCGTTAATGAAATCATTTCTATACTCAACTTCATGTAGCGCTTCTGNGTCTTCNGCTATGTAATCAATTACATCATACATTGTACCACGTAATTGTAANACAGCTTCTCTATTTCCACTACCAGGTAAACCNTCAAATTGTTTAATGTATGTATCTATTAAATAATCTGGTACTTCAATATCATTGCCAAGACATGCTACTTTCATAGGNACTTTCTTATAGTTGTAATGTTACCATAACAAGACCTACATTGCCAAGGGCGTACCCTAGGAATGAGATCCCCATGCCTACTTGGCCTTTCATTATAAACTGTATTGCTACGATTGTATAAACAACACCGATAAACCCAATTAACCATGCGTTCATGCGAAGTCCTCCTTAGCAGCTTGTTTAACTCGCACTAACTTAGGNTGCCCATCTGGTCGTAATACTAAATCGCCCAGCCACGCTGTTACTTGTGGGTTAATCTTTTCCAAACTTGGAATAGATTTAAGCGTTGGTTGATTCCAGATTTGTTCTACTGGCATTCCTTTTTCAACAAGTACAGCAGCAGCTAATTGGTTATCAGAAATCTTACGATGCGTCTTGGTTGTTGCTAATTTAAAACCCGCTGGAATAATGTTTTCTTTTACTGCTTTATTTAAAAGGTATTCTTCTACATCGCCCAAATAAGTTTTTATTTGTTCGCTTTTTTCCAAAACTAATGACACTTCGTCATCTGTTAGGAGCTGCGGTTCACGAAACTCTATTTTTGCAAGTTCTGTTAGCTGCTCTTGTCGGGTTTTGCACGTGGCTTTAGCTTTGCAGTATTTGCAGTGCTCACCAGCTTGGAAGTTGCCGCTACCGACCCACGCTTGTTTGGCTTTTTTACGGACAGTTGTGTCTGCCCAGAGGAGGAGTTTTTCTTTAGTGGTTTCTTCGGTGCTGATATTGTCGGCTCTTGGCTGGACAATGGTGTACTTAATGTTTTTGATTTTCGGGTATTTTTCTTCAAACTTGCTGACTGCGCCCGTGGCGTAGAGTCGCATTTGGCTATTTGAGACGGCGCTGACTTGCACCATTCCGTGTTTGTAATCCAAAACGTGACATTCTGTGGATCCGATGATAATACAATCGGCGCTACCCGTTCCTTCAGGTACGTAATCGGAATAATCCACACGGGTTTCAATATATACGTCATCGTTTTCCCCAACTTGCGAACGAACGAAGTTAACGTATGTATCGACATAATGCTCGAGCTCTTCGTCATAGTATAGGCCTTTTTTAATTTCTTCGTATTGTTCATTAAATTCTTCTTGGGTTATTTGTTTAAAAGCTAAGCGAAGTTTAGCTTCACCAAGTTCATGCGCTGCCGTACCTTGAGCTGCGTAGTCAAAAGATCCCGGAGCCCTAACAATATCAGGAAGGGTTTCTGAAAGGCGTACAGAGGGAGGGCAAGCAAGCCACCTAGAACTGGATGATGGGGACAGAACGGAATGAAATGACATATTAGCGGTTTTCCTTTTTAGCGTGTTTATTCAGGTATAGTATAGCAGATTGTAATACGTCTGTCGAATCTTTTGCATTCCCCAATAAATGATTGCAGTTTGTGCAAAGAATTCCTCTAACCTCATTATCTGTATGGCAATGATCTAAATGTGTATTTTTATCATTTTTCAATTTTGTTTTGCAGATAGCGCATTTACCTTCTTGCGAGGAAAATATTTTATCTCGCTGAACTGCAGTGACACCGTAGTTAGAAACAAAATAGTAGTTCCTTATATGCTCAGGATTCCTTTTACGCCACGATTTTTGACGCGCAAGCACTAGCTTTCGATTGGTATTTCGGTATTCTTCTTGCCGTATTTTACAACAAGATTTACAGCTAGATCGTGAGATATGTTTTTTGTTCGCTTCACCCCGAGTAAAAAATTCCGAAAGGGGTTTTTTAACGCCACATTTGCTGCATTGTTTCATTGATTTTATCCTTACTGATAAGTTTGGTGGGTAGCCAGTGAGTAAGCACTGGCAGGGCCGCTAAGCCTATTCCCCGTTGTGTATTATACTACTCTTTTAATGCTTTTAATAGCTCTCCTATTTCTTTTTGAAAGTCGACTTTGATTTCAACAGCCGCCGTTACTTTAGAGTCTCTGACGTCCTTGTACTCTTCCGGGTACTGTCCGCGAAGACAAATTTCTGCAACGCGAGAATTAAAAGCCTTGTTTTCGATGTTGGCTAACATCATGTTTTCCCAATATGCTTGACCATAAGTAGTAGCCATGGACATAGTTTCCATAAAAACAGGGTCTTCTTTTTTCCATTTAGCTGCGGTGTCTTTACTAATACCGATAGCAGCAAACATGGCTTTTTGAGACGCGCCTTGTTTACCGAGTTCAATAATAGTTTCGGCCATTTCTGGAGTAAATAATTTTTTTTGTTTTTTAGTTGCCATTATTCTGCGGGGGGAGTTGGTTCTGGGGGTATATCGTTTGCTGGTGCTTGTAGGTTTTCTAATGGTGGGGCTAGTTCAGCCATGATATTTCCTTGAGGAGGACCCCATTATGGGGCCCAGTTGTTTAGAATATTACTGTTGTACCAGTGATACGTTTGCCGAGTTTAGCAAATTCATGCTGGCTGGTTTCGCTAATAAATTTGTTTATTTCAATAGCTTTTTCCACAATTTCTTCAACTGTTGGAAATTTCGGGGAAACTTCTTCTACTTTTTTAGAGCTTTTATTAAGCAATTCCCACGCAGCCAAGTTGGCTTCATGCTGCTTAACTAAAATGTCTTTAGCTGTGTTGAAAATGGAAAAGCGTAGTTCAAATGGATTCATTTTGTTTCTTTCTGTGTGTGTAATGTGAATGCCGTCTTTCCGGCTGTCAGGCTTCTTTACGCCAAACAGAGGCGTCTCACGACGAGCTCCTATATCTACTAATGCAAAAAACAGGGAAAAACCGCCCCTAATCTGGAGTAATAATGGTTCTTTTTTTAGCTACTGGGGGCTCTTTACTGCCGAACAATTCGCGGACAATATCCATGGTCATCTTTTGAGCTTTTAACTGTGCTTTAAGTTCCTCCTCCTCAGTTATCTTTTCTGTTTGCTTTTCAACTGCTTTAGCAATAGCTGTAGCAATATCGTTGCTCATTCCTTTACTGCGCAGGAGTTTCTTTAGATTCATCTTTAGCTTTCTGTGCTTCTAGTAAAACTTTAAACTGTGGCTCGCCTTGTGCTCTAAATATACCTATTAGCGGAGCCGATACTGCGTATGGTGCGTTTCCAAAAATCTGTAGTGCGTGGTTTGTTTGCTCCACTGTTAATTTAAAAATTAAAATTTCGTTATCTAGCGGGTCTTTTTGAATTTCTTCGGTCATTTCTTTTTGCCTTTCTTAGGGTTTGTTCCAAACATCTCATACCTTGCTGCTAACTTTTCTGGGTCTGTGCAGTACTGGTTTAATTCCATCTTTTCACAGTACTTTTCCATTAACGCCTCACAGCGCATGTCGTGTAGTGACTTAATGCCAAGTAAGGCGTTCAACACTTCGTCCTCTGTCATTGGCCTTGGTGCGTCGCCGTAGTGTTTAAATAACAAATCAATGTCTTCACTGGTCTGCCACGCTACCATAATGGCTGATTCTAGGTCTACTTTGGGGTTCATTTGTTCATCCTTTTCTTAGCTTTTTTAATATCTGCGTCAAAGTTAACGCTATACCAAGCACCGACAATCTTCATTGCTGGAAGTAATTCTTTCCAAGACGCAACATCATCTTCGTGCCATGCTGTTGGGTTCTTCATCATGTCTGCAATACCGACATAACTATTTGCCAAACACATTCTTGTAATATCATCGACAATATCGTCGTCAATTTCTATCATCATTTGCCGCACTCCTCTTCATGGTAATCACAATCATATAAACGTTTGGCAATTTCACGGTCAATGTACCAACGGGCTTTACGCAAATCTTCTACTGCGTTGTCATGTTTAAGATCACAACGCCAGATATATTTAAGCGCGTTACCTAAATTAAAACTCATGTGCTCAGTAATTTGAATACAATCAATACCAGANGGGTGGCTCGTATAATGAGCTGGTTTATTTACTATATCTTGCATGCTTTCTCCTTANCTCTTCTTCTACGGCCATGACTTCTGCCTCGTTATCACAAACCCATAATGTTTTAATTGGCTCAAACATAGAAATATCAATGTCCTCTACACCACGTATGGTATCAAACAAAGATTGGCCTTTAACTTCATGTTCTACAATAAAAATACTCATAGTTTAAGTTCCTGTTTAATAAATTCAATCCCGGCGTTAAAGTGATAACGCCAAGTTTTTTCGGTCATTCTCATATCATTATAACTGAAACCTTGTAAGAAAGCATCTAAAACTTTACGTTGTTTTTCTGGCATTTTTGCTATTAGTCGTTTTATATCTGAGATGTCTTCAGCATCCCATGGTAGCCAACCTGATCCTTCTACAATACTAGAAGCTATGCCTTC